TGTCAAAGAGTATCCAACAGCATCAGCATCTGCAACACATTTCAGAACATTGCTGAATGAATTGAATTTGAAAAAGTCATTTGTTCCACATATCATTTTTATTGATTATCTTAATATTTGCTGTTCAGCGAGGATTAAGGCTGGAGCGAATATTAACTCTTACACATATGTCAAGTCTATTGCAGAAGAACTCCGTGGTCTCGCCGTAGAGTATAATGTTCCAATCGTGAGTGCGACACAGACTACAAGAAGTGGATTCACCTCCTCTGATCCTGGTCTTGAGGACACTAGTGAATCGTTTGGTCTGCCTGCGACTGCCGACTTTATGTTTGCCTTGGTTACATCCGAAGATTTAGAAGAACTTGGTCAATTGATGGTCAAGCAATTGAAGAATCGTTATAATGATCCTACATATTATAAACGATTTACTATTGGTGTTGATCGGTCTAAGATGAGACTTTATGATGTTGAACAATCTGGTCAAGATGGTCTTGCTGATGCAGGCAATGATAAACCTTTGAATACGTTTGGTGATAGAGAAATGAAAGCAAAAAAATCATTTGAAGGATTTAAGATATAATGCTAACTAAAGAAGATGCCATTCATTGTGCAAAGGCCTTTGAAGATTACTTTGGCAATTTTGATCGCATTGATGAGTACATGCGTGACCAGAAATTGAATTCGTTGGCAGAAATGCCAACGTCTTTGTTTCTACCTGAAGATGATTTGTTTTCAGATTTCTCTATGCATCCCAATGATATGGATATTCAAGTTTGTGAAATACCAAACGAGACTTGGGAAACACTTCTAAACATTACCTCATCACATATCAATATCCGTCCTGTTGGTCGAAGCATTCACTTGGCTGTTAAAGAAGGAAAGACTGGAAAGTATCTAGGATTCATTCGATTGGCTTCTCCTGTAATCAACTGCAAACCAAGAAATGAAATGCTTGGCCAAGTGTTTACACAAAAACCTGAGTGGGGCAAAAGATTCAATAATTCTGCAATGATGGGTTTTGTAATTGTTCCTGCACAACCATTTGGTTTTAATTATCTTGGTGGTAAACTACTAGCAGCAATCTGTTGCTCACATACAGTACGTGAGATTGTCAACAAGAAATATGGAATGAACCTATGCCTGTTTGAAACTACCAGTCTGTATGGTTCATCTAAGCAAGTTTCACAGTATGATGGTATGAAACCATTCATTCGTTACAAAGGTCTAACAGATTCGGATTTTTTGCCTATGATGCACGGCAAACCATATTCTGACCTACGTGATTTTGTTCAAAGTAGAGTCGGTCCTTTGGTCGAAGATGATGCATCAAGCAAGAAATTAAAAATCTCTATGAAGATTATTTCTTTGGCTAAGGCTGCACTAAAAGGAACACCAGAAGGTGATAGTTTTAATGCAACAATCTTGAAAGCGAAACAACTAACAGAACAAAAACGGTATTATATTTCAAACTATGGTTTTAGTAATTACATAGACTATATCTGTTGCAAAACTGATACACTCATTAAAGATAAAGAAAACTACGATAAGTTTGAACTAGAAAATATTGTACAATGGTGGAAAAATAAAGCCATAAATAGGTACGAAACTCTCAAGACCGAAGGTAGATTGAGAACTGAACTTGAAGTGTGGACTTCAGGTAAGGAGATACAAATTATAAGGTGATATTATGGCCGCATTGTCTGCACAAGATTTTTTTAAACAACCAACAGGTTCTAGACCGGATAGAAAACTCGTTATACTTAATAAGTACAAAAATGAAGAGGCTTTTGAAATGTCTAATGGTCCTCCAGTTGTTTTTAAATTTGAAAAATCTGTGTATGATGAAATTGCAGGTTTATTGCCAGGTGATAATAAAGGATACAATGCTGTTGTTTTAAAAGATAAAAACAATAAAAGATATTTTTTAAAAAACATTTCTAAAAGTAAAGACCTTGGCGGTGGCGGCGGATCGGGTGCTGGTGCAGAAAATACAAAAATGAATGAATCGTCTGTTTGTTTATGGTGTGCTGTGTATAAAAAGTACGGTGTAGCTGATATTGATTCTGTAGTTAAATATTATAAAGATGTTAAATCATTGTATGCTGTTGATGAAACCGATAAAAACATGATATCACAAACCGATGAGCAATGGTTAAAACACTATGAAAGAACAGCAAAATTTTTGGTTGATGGATTATTTGACCAGGGTGAATATATTTTTCACCGTGGTTCAGATTTAGTTGATACAATTAATAAAAAATTTTCGGAACTGAATAAAAAAATGGAAGTTCCATTTGCAAACATCAACAAATGGTCTCCTGCTGATATATGGGTTGTGAAAAAGAATTATAAACTAGATTTAAGCATCTGTCAGACCGTAGACTGTTTAAATCGAGAACTTTTGAATGCTTTGAAAGATAGAGATTTGATTGGTATTTCTTTAAAGAAAACTCTGAACACAATACACCAAACAAATTATAATGTTGGTGAAAAAAGAGTACCAATGGAATGGAATGGCTTTAAAGTTAAAGCTGATAAAAAAGATTCTAATATTTTATCTTCTAAGGATGTTTACATTTTTGGTAAAGGTGATGATGAAGTTCAAATGCAACTACGATCTTTTGCCGATCTTTCTGGATGGCAAGGAGAGTTAATTGGAGCTGTTGCAAAATATGGTAAGATAGCATATGGACCTATTAATTTACAACTCAAAGAATTAAATCTGGAACAATTACCAAACCAACAATCAATTGTTAATAAAGCTAGAACAAAAAGTGTTGATTTGATTGAAGATTTATATACAATGTTTTCCAAATATGCAGAACCGGGAATGTCTAAAGACGCTTTTATGGAAACAGCAAAATCACCAGATGTATCTTCTGACAAAATCTTTTCTAAATATTTGGGCGTTAAATTGATTGATATTTTAATGTCAACAACTAAAGAGAAAAGAGATGCATTTGTACGAGGTTCTTTAGGTTATGCTTTATCTAATACAGACAATAGTGCTCCATTTATAAAAGTATCTTAAAATTAGGAATATATTATGACAGCAACAGTGATTATACCAACAACAGGAACACCAGAATTGCGTAAAGCAATTGAAAGTGTTTTGAATCAAACATATCCAACAACTTGTTATGTGGTGTGTGATGGTGACCAATACACCGGAAGAACTAAAGTAATTGTAGACGATTATCTCAGTAATAAAAATTTAAAACTTTGTATACTTCCGATAAATGTCGGTGCTAATGGTTTTTATGGTCACCGTGTCTATGCATCATTCACACATTTGATTGACACCGAATATGTGTTATATCTTGACCAGGACTGTTGGTTTGATGAGAATCATGTACAAACTTGTGTAGACACTATCAATTCAAAGAATCTTGATTGGTCATATAGCCTAAGAAAAATCGTAGACAAAGACGGCCTATATATTTGTAACGATGATTGTGAATCATTAGGTAAATGGAAATGTTTTCAAGATTACCATCATATTGATACAAATAACTATTGCATTAAAACTTCGGTTGCGATAAGATTAGCATCAGCGTGGCATGGCGGATGGGGACAAGATCGTGTATTCTTCAATGCACTATCTACACATTTTAAAAAGTTTGATTGCACTGGTAAATACACAACAAATTATCGTTTAGCTGGGAATGATGGTTCGGTTAAAGACACATTTTTTGAATTTGGCAATAAAGTTATGAATGAAAAATACAAAGGCAAATTGCCTTGGATAAAACAATAGGAGAATTAATATGGGATACTATGATAGTGTAAGGCATTTGTTAAATCAACGTATATCCGGTTTTGATGTTATTTTTGATGCACTAAAAGCAATTGAAAATCCAATTATCGTTGAAACTGGTTGTGCAAGACTGGAAAATAATTTTAGTGGTGATGGTCAAAGTAGTCTACTATATGATCATTTTATTGATGAACATGGTGGAGAATTTTATACTGTTGACAATAATCAAACATCATATGAATATTGTGTTGGAAAAATGATATCTAAAAACAGTCATGTTATACTAGATGATAGTGTTAACTATTTACATAATTTAAATAAAGAATTTTTACAAAAAAATAAAAAAATTGACTTTTTATATTTGGATAGTTTTGATTGTCCCCTAGATAATCCTGAACTAAGTTTACAATCGGGATTGCATCATATGTATGAATTAACCGCTATTATTGCATCTTTAAAAGAAGGTTCAATTGTTGGCATAGATGATAGTTTTTATAACAATGAAGGTGTGCCCGCAGGAAAAAGTAGATTTATTTTCGAATTTATGACAAAAATTGGTAAAAAACCAATTTTCAAAGGATATCAATTGTTGTATCGTATTTGATTACTGGAGATTTATTTTTATGGTGAAAGATTTGATTATTGGTGGTTGTACCAACTACGGTATTAACCAATTAAAACCTTGGGTGTTGTCTATCAATGAAACTATGAAAGATGCACATAAAGTTATGTGTGTTGGTAATGCAACATTGCAAACTAGGCATTGGTTAATTGAACAAGGTTTTGAAATTGTTGATATGCCTGAAGCAAATATTCCGGTCCATGTATTAAGATTCCTTTCAATATATGACTACCTAAAAGACAATCATCAAAAATTTCGATATGTTGTAACAACTGATGTTAAAGATGTTTTCTTTCAACGTGATCCATTTGAATGGTTGAATGATTTCTTTAAGAACAGACCTAAGTTCTCTTTGATTGCTGGTTCAGAAGGCATGAGATATAAAGATGAGCCTTGGGGTAATGATAACCTCATGCAATGTTATGGACCATATGTTCACAACATATTTAAAAATAATGAAATCTACAATGTAGGAACACTTGCTGGTAAAGCTGAATATGTGAAAGATTTAGTATTCAATATTTTTACCAATGCTATCAATAGGCCTATTCCGATTGTTGATCAAGCCGTTTATAATGTATTGTTGGGAACGCAACCATATCTTGACACCACATACTTTGCTCAACAACGTGATGCATGGGCTTGTCACGCAGGCACTACAGTTGACCCATCCAAGATTAAAGATTTTAGACCTTTCTTAACAGAAAAAGAGCCAACTTTTGAAGATGGTATTGTTAAGACAGCTGACGGTGAACCTTTTATTATTGTACACCAATATGATCGTGTACCTGAATGGAAGAAATTTGTCCAGCAAAAATATGGACAAGACGATGAAACTCAACTTTTTATTTATAGGACTTAAAAATGGATTTTGAAAAAGAATATCAAGACGCTTGTGTTAGAAACACAGATATGCATGAACATTTGCCTTGGATTTCAGAACTGACTTCTGAATGTACTCATGCAACAGAATTAGGTATTGGTTATGCACAAAGTACCAGAGGATTTTTACGACAAGATATTGAAATGCATAGTTACGATATCAATGTTTATCCTGAAACTCAAGCATATTTCGATGCCGCTATTGCCGCTGGTCGTAGAGTTACACTTCATGTAGAAGATACTAGAACAACAACGATTGCGCCTACTGACATTATGTTGGTTGATAGTTATCATTCATATGAACAAGTTAAAATTGAACTTGAACGCCATGCGAGCAGTGTAAGCAAATACATTTTGTTTCACGATACTACATTATTTGGAGATTTTGGCCAAGGCGGTGAAAGAGGTGTTTGGCCTGCTGTTGAAGAATTTTTATCTACACATCCAGAATGGAAATTAGTTGAAAGAAGAACTAACTGTAACGGAATGACTTTAATTAAACGAGTATTATAAATGAAAATTTTTATTACTGGACTTGCAGGTTTTCTAGGCAGTCACCTTGCGGATAGATTTATTGAATTGGGACATGAAGTCATTGGTAATGATACCTTGATTGGTGGTTATCGTGATAATGTTCCAAAGAAAGCTAAACTTCATGTTGTCGATTGCTGCGATAATGAAAAAATGACGTATATCATGCAAGGTTGTGATATCGTAGTTCATACTGCTGCAACAGCACATGAAGGCCTATCCATATTCAGTCCCTCTTTTATTACACGAAACATTTTTGAATCGAGTGTATCAACAATCTCTGCTGCTATTCAAAATAAAGTAAAACGATTTGTCTATTGCACCTCGATGGCGAGATATGGCAACCAACAAACTCCTTTCACGGAAGATATGATACCTAAGCCAGTAGACCCATACGGTATCGCCAAAGTTGCTGGTGAAGAAGTATTGAAAGTGTTGTGTGAAACACATGGCATGGAATGGAATATTGCCGTACCACATAACATTATTGGTCCACGCCAAAGATACGATGACCCATTCCGTAATGTTATGAGTATTATGATTAACCGCAACCTGTCGAATAAACCTTCAATCATTTATGGCGATGGTGAACAAACTCGATGTTTCTCTTATGTTGGTGATTGCATTAACTGTTTAGAGAAGATGGCATTAGATCCTAATATCGTTTCTGAGATTATCAATATTGGTCCTGATGAAGGCACTATTACTGTTGCCAAGTTATCTGAGTTGGTTGCAGATGCTACCGACATGAGAAAAGATACTGTTTGGCCACCAATTCATATGCCAGACCGACCAAAAGAAGTTAAACACGCCACATGTTCTGCTGACAAGGCTCGTAAACTGTTAAACTATAAAACAAAAACAACTTTAGAAGAAGCAATTAAACAGACTGTGAATTATGTTAAGAATAAAGGACCAAAACCTTTTGACTATACATATCCGCTTGAAATTATTTCAGATAAAACTCCTAGAACATGGAAAGATAGGTTAATGTGATGACACCAATGTCTAATATTTCTTTTTGTCACTTAGCATCAGCAGGTAAAAAATTATCTACCGAAAAAATGGTAGAACAAGTCCGTAAATTTTACCCTAATGCATATTACTTTTTAGGTTCAGATGCAGCTGATGATTTATCTGAAATTGGAATAGTCAATAATTGTGATTATTATCCATTTTCCGTTAAAGTTGGTTATCCTAGTTATAACTTAGAAAAGCTATTGTTATGGTTTGAAAGATTTAAAATTGCTTGCCTAAAAAGCAATACATCACATATAATGATGATGGAAGATGATGTTTGGATTAAAAAAGAAATTACAATAGATAAGAATTGGGAAATGGCTGGCCATGATATTCGCATTGGCAACATTATTCCAGAAAACATTATAAACAGCATCGCAGAATTTTCAGGCAAGAGACCTATCACAAATCAATATGGTTGTGGTGGCGGATCAATCTTTAAGGTGTCGACCTTCTTAGATAACTATGATAGAGTGATTCAATGGTTTAAAATCAACCACGACACATTTCAAAAACAATATGACCCACTTGGTTATATGGACTGTTACATGGTTATCTATTATTTCCTTTGTGGTAAAGACTATTCGGTTAATCCATTTATGACTGATACGCACCACCATAAAAATACTGGTTATGATTATGATGATTTTGTCAATACACAACCTGAACAAATTGAGATTGTAAATAACTATAAAAAATACTATTGGGTATGAAAACACTAATTGTTGGTAAGAATAGTTTTATTGCTAAAACAGCTTACCAAAATATCAATGATGCCGAAAAAATATCTTACGGAGATATTGACAAAGTAAATTTAAATGAGTATAATACCATATTAAATTGTGCAATAACAAATGAATATCGAACCGAAGTATATGATGAAGAAAAAGATTTAGATATTCAATTGGCTAGGATTGCAGAAAAATATGGTATGCATTATGTTATGATAAGTACCAGAAAAGTTTATGGTACCTCAAATGATTTAAAAACTTATGATGAAGAATCAGAATTAAATCCAAATGATAGATATGGTGAGAATAAATTAATATCCGAATACAAGATTATGGATTTAATGGAATCTTGTACCATATTAAGAGCCTCTAATGTTTTTGGTTACGAACCAGATAGAAAGTCTTTTATGGGGTTCTGTATGAATCAATTGAGAGATACTGGTAAAATTGTTTATGATATTAATCCTTACAACATAAGAGATTTTATTGATGTGGATACTTTTGCAAGAATATTAGCCTTGGTCTGTGAATTAAAACCTAATGGTTTTTATAATGTAGGTTCTAATTTAGGATTGACTGTTGGAGATGTGTCTAGATACTTAATAAAAGGATTTGGGTCAGGTGAACTTGATGCAAAGAGTGATAAATTTTTTGACCAATTTGTTTTAGACAATAGTAAGTTAAAATCTGATTTGGAGATGGACATAAGTTCATTTAATTTTGAAAAGATTATTAGTAAGTTAGGAAAAAGATTATATGAAGATAGGATTTAATTGTTCCTCGTTTGATTTGTTTCATGCTGGCCATGTTGCAATGTTAAAAATGGAAAAAGAACTTTGTGATTATTTAAAAGTTGCACTTCAGGTTGATCCTAGTGTTGACCGACCAGGAATCAAAAATAAACCATCACAAACAATCTATGAACGATATATTCAGTTACAAGGTTGCAAGTATGTTGATGAGATTTTACTTTATGATACCGAATCTGACTTGTTGAATCTAATTCAGTCACAAACAATGCATATTCGTTTTCTAAGTGAAGAATACCTTAATCGTGACTTTACTGGCAAACAATACTGTATGCAAAATAATATTGAGTTGCACTATCATAAACGGCAACACAATTTCAGTTCATCCGAATTACGTAATAGAATATTCACTCTGGAGAAACAGAGGCAAGAAGAAATTACAGTAATGAACCCTCCTCCTCACTCACTTGAATTGCTTAAAAAACATGAATAATGAAGTCACTATCGTAACCTTCTTCTTTGATATGGGTCGTGGTGAATGGACACCAGATAAAGGTTTCCCTCACTACCTACATCGCACCGTAGACACTTACTTTGAACGCTTTAGTTATATGGCGCAATTGGATAATGAAATAGTTGTCTATACTCATCCTGATTTTGTTGACCGAATTGCAGCTTTGCGTAAAGGTAAAGAAGAAAAGACAAAGATTATTCCTTTCGACTATCTTTCACAATTTCATAATGAAAGAGAAAAGATTTACAATATTCAAAAAAGTCCTGAATTTCAAGCGAAGATTAATCCTTCACAGAGAATTAATCCAGAATATTGGAATCCAAATTATGTTCATTTGATGTATATGAAATCCTTTTTTGTTAAAATGGCATTAGACGCTAACCTGGTTACTAATGATTATGTGGCTATGATTGATTTTGGTTATTGCAGAACACAAGATAAGATTCCACCAAGTAAAAAATGGACTTATAACTTTGGAGAAGATAAATTTCAGTTATTTGGTTACAGACCTTATCCAAAAGAACAACCAATTGAACAAGTAATCTATAACAACATAGTTTACATTTTGGGTGCCAAACAGGTTGCACATAGAAACCTTTGGCCAGAAGTGAATCGTTTGATTGTAGAAAGTATGGAAGAACTACAAGCAAACGACTTAGTTGATGATGACCAAACATTATGGTTGATGGCCTCATTGAAAAAACCAGAAATGTTTAATCTTAATATTATTCCCGACCATCAACTAGGTCACGATTCGTTTGTTTTGTTTAACAATTATAATGGTACAGTAAAATGAAATTATATCTTTATGGAACAGCCAACCTTGGCGACTTTTTAAATGCTATGCCTGTGTTATCAGGTCTTAGTAAAAAACTTGGTAAGTATGATTTAATCATTAGAGCTCCAATGCGTAAATTTAATGGCATCAAAGACTTCTTAATGTACCAAGATTTATTCACTAGTGTTGATTTTGATAATAATGCAGGCGTTAGAGGTCCAGACTTTATTCATTTGAGTTCTTGGCCAATGCGTGAAGATAAGAATAATCCTGACCGACCAATTGAAACTTGTCGTTATGAGAATTGGATCATTGACGGATACGGAATTGATTTTCAAGTTGATGATGATTTCATTGTAAAGGCACCAGAATTTGATATCGAGATTAAAGATAACTATTATGTTGGCGACCGTTGGGCAGTAGGCGATTTTGACGACCGTAGAGAAACCCATATTCTATCACACCTAAAAGATTGTGAGTTTATTGACTTCAATCGACCAATGTTAGAAAATGCTTATATCATTAAGAATCTAAAGAAACCATTTATCACAAACTTTACTGGCGTTGGTATGTTAGCTGACCTCTGTAATGTTCCGTTATATTGTGTGTGGAAGGCAGAAGATTGGAAACCTGAGTTCCGTGTCGGCGATAATGTATCTTGGGATGATGGTAAAGATATTAATAAAGTATTTGAGAAACACTTCTACCTCAATCGTCAAGCTAAACTGGTACACGCAAAAGATTTGGAATCTCTACTATGATTATTAATATTGAACCAGGAACTTTTGGTACTGTGCGTAACGGTGACTTGATTGGTGTTGCCAATGTTTTAGAACACATAAGAAAAACAAACAACGACCCAAGTATTCAATTTCATTTAAAGCCAGGAAATATCAGTTCTGATGTGCATTGTCAAACCTTCTATGAAATAATGTTGAAGATGACAAATTATTTTTCTAAAGAAGAAGGCACAGAAACTTTGCCGTGGAGTAGAGTTAATGTTTGGGATTTTAGAGATATCTCTGGCGATTTGGTAAAGATACCTAACAATGCACCAATGGAGAAAAAGATTGCAATCTTCCCTTTATTTGATGCGCCATACAATACATATCGCAACTGGCCACAACCTTTACTTGTAGATATTCTCAACAAATATGACAAGGAAGAATACAAAGATTACGAAAAGATTATCTGTGCAAAAGAAGTTCCATCTGGCATAGGCCTTGGTGGGTATCAATTCTCACAAGATTTTAAGCAAAATATCTATCACATTATGACGGCTGAGATATTTGTGGGTGGTGACACAGGTACAACCCACTTTGCTTTTTCACTGGATCGTGGTCCAAAAGTTCTACAATATCACAATTCAGGCAGAGGCCTAGTACATACACTACCTTTTTACTTACTCAAAGGCAAGGGAGAGAACAACGGATACTGGTTGAATTACGAAAATACTACATTTTAAAAGTTATATAAATAACTGAATGGCAATCAAAGTGTATTGCAAGTCTAAAGGGTTAACATGAAAACTTTTATATCTTTTCTAAAAGAAGAAGCTTCGCCAGATGCCGGTAAGCTAAAACACATACATCACGCAGAAGATAGACCACTAATGCACGGCGCCGAAGGATTCGAACATGCATTTGGTGCTTTAACACAGGCCCACGAACACATGAAGGCTAAAGCAAAAAGTAGTAATTTGACCATGAAATATGATGGTTCTCCTTCTATTGTATTTGGTCATCACCCAAAAACTGGTAAATTCTTTGTTGCAAGTAAGTCTGCATTTAACAAGACACCAAAGATTAATCACACTGAAGCAGACATTGACAGAAACCATGGTCATGCTCCAGGACTTGCAGCAAAACTTAAAGCTGCATTGAGACACTTACCTAAGGTTACACCAAAAACTGGTGTTTATCAAGGTGATATGATGCACTCTTCTGAGGACCTACAACACCATGACTAAAAAAGTATCATTTACACCAAACACAATCACCTATACAGCCAAAGGTTCTGAAGCTAAAAAGATTGGTGCGTCTAAAGTTGGCGTTGTAGTACACACAAAGTATCACGGTAATGACATTAGTGATATGACTGCACACCATGCAGTTGATCACGAAAATTTCAAACATCATCCAGATGTTCATCATCATGGTGCAGAACACGATACAGCTAAAATTAGCTATCCACAATCCGCACAAGATGAGTTCCATAAACACATGCAAGCAGCTAAAGCAATACATGACACACATGGCGCAAAGATGTATCCTGCAACCGAAAAGCATCGTGGTGAAAGTACTCACCTAACAACATACATAAACAAAACTGTTGATACTGGTGAAGTTCCTAGTGTAGAAGGTTTGAAAAAGCATATTGCAAACCAACATGCCAAAATGGCAGATAAAGTCAAAACAGAAAAAGCAAAAGCAGCTAAAACTGCTGAAGGCCAAGCTCACATAGACCATATCGAGAAAAACAAAGAACATTATCAAAATCTATTGACAATGCACCATCATTTGGCTCAGGCTAAAAACATCCTAGTTAAGCATTTAGAAACACATGAAGGTCATTATGAACACCACATTAATGGTAAAAAATCTAAGCCTGAAGGTTTTGTTGTAAATCACACTCCAGAATCTGGCCATACTGAGCCAACAAAGCTAGTAAATAGAGCAGAGTTTGCAAAACAAAATAGGCTAAAAGTAAGAAAATGAAATCGTTTCTAGAAGTTTTAAAAGAAGAAGAATCTGGTGATGTTCACCATGTTATGACTTTTGGTCGAATGAATCCTCCAACCACAGGCCATTTGAAAGTCATTGAGAAAGTAAAAGAAATTGCAAAGAAACATGGTGCAGACCATACTGTAGTTGTTTCACATTCACAAGATGCAAAAAAGAATCCTTTGTCAGCTGAACAAAAATTAAAGCACTTGAAGAGATATTCACCAGATACACATTTTGAAGCTTCTTCTAAAGAGAAACCAACATTTCTGCAACATGCAGCTGCATTAAACAAAAAAGGTGTAACACATCTACATTTGGTTGTTGGTTCTGATCGTGTCAAAGAGATGCACGATAAGTTACACCAATATAATGGAACTCATCCTGGTGCATTGTACAACTTCAAAAAGATAACTGTTCACTCTGCTGGTCATCGTGATCCTGATGCAGAAGGAACTGAAGGTATGTCTGGTACCAAGATGCGTGAACATGCCAAGAATAATGATTTGTCATCCTTCAGAAAAGGTGTTCCATCTCATGTTCCGGAACACCATGCAAGAGAATTAATGCGTGATGTTCGTAAAGGAATGGGATTGCATGAAAGTTACACATATGGTCGCAATAAGGCTATCTTTGTGACTGGTGGTCCAGGTTCAGGCAAAGATGTTGTCATTCGTGAATGTATTGCTGGTCAAAATATTACAGAACACAACTTCTCACAAGTTATTGATATTCTAAATGACAAACATAAGCTTGCAATGAAGTCTATGAACCCTCGTTATGAATCTATCCGCGCACGTAGTCCATTAATCATCAATGGACCTGCTGATGATTTGGAAAAAATTGCACATATTAAAGAAGAATTGGAAGAACTTGGATATAAGACAATGATGATCTTTGTTGACACCTCAAATAAGGTCAGTAAGGACAGAAATGAACATCTAACCAAAATGATTGAAGAATCCACTCGTTACACTAAGTGGCAAAAATCACAATCAAATGCTCCATACTTCAATCAAATATTTGATGAATTTGTTCTATTTGAAAATAACCTTTCTTTAGAGTTGGAAGAAGAAAATATTACAGAAACTTACTTAAAAACAAATGAATTTTTAGGCGGTGTAATTTATTCCAATACAAATACTAATAGATTCATAAATATATACGAATCAAATAAAGGCGCAAAAGGAATTCAAAAAGCAAACTTGAAAGACAAAGGATTGTTAAAAGATAACAATAGTCCTGTTATGCAAGCACAGAGAAAAATGGGTCAACAAGATGATGTTCGTGACGGCGATGTAAAGTCAAATGGAACATATACATTTAGAACTTATGCAGAAGCTAAGTTCAACATGGATAACGATAAAGAAAAAGTTTTAAAACGTGGTAATACATCTTTGCGTGAACCTAAACTAGGCAGAATTGATGCTGTTGGTGGTACGTTTGATACTCGTACATCAGGTCAAGGCCTAACAGGTGGTGCAGGACTGGGCAATCAAACTTATAGTGAAGATTCTATAGGTCAAGAATTTAGTAACGCTCAAACGGCAAGTGGACCTAAACCTAGAGGTGTAAGTCCTAATCCTTTGGGTGAGAAGAAAAAATTAAAAGGTTTTAAAGAGTCACTTCAATCTGGTGAAACGGGATATGAAACTGGCGTAAGTGGAACTTTAAGTGCTGCAGCAAACAAAGAACCTATGGAAACGCCATCAGATAAGTATATTCAATCGGGTATAACAATCAAAAATAAGAAAAAAACAGGAGCAAAATAATGTTTACTAAAAATGTAATTTCACAAGACATGATCGATGCAGTTAATAGCATCCTTATGCAAGAAGAAAAAAAAGAAATGCTTTTAGAGCCAGGAAAGAAAATGGAACTAGAAACTGGTTTCCATATGGCTGCCCATGCTGCTAAGAAAGCAAATCAAACACATTTTGAATTTCAAGGTAAAAAGTATCCTGTAACTGCAAAGAGTACAGCAGAAGCTATTGAAGAAAAAAATAAGTTTGATCCTTTAAAACATGTTAAAAATCCTACTCCAGGTGAGAAGGCAGCGGCCAAAGACGTAAAACGTGGCAGTTATGCTGACCGTGCAGCTATGTTGAGATCAGCACAAGCAGATGGTAGACTGAAAGAAGAAATCGAAGAATTGGATGAATTAAGTAAAAAGACTTTAACTTCTTATAGAATTAAGAGTATTGGTAGAGATGCTGATTTTGAAAAAAAAGGATACCAAGCAGCAGGAAAAGGACCAGGAAATGAAAAATCGGATAGACTTTTTAATAAATCTGATTTAGTAACAACCGCTCGTGATAGTGCTAAAAGAAAATTGATGAATTCGGAAGCTATTGAAGAAGAAAAAGACGACGATAGCATGTATACAACAAAAGCACAAGCAAAGAAAATTGCTGACAAAGAAGCTGCTAAAGAAGTACACAAGCACGAAAAAAATCTACACAAAGGTTCAAAAGAAACTAAGTTTGATGAAGAACGTCATATGTCTGACGATGAAATGGCCAAGCGTGAGAAGATTGTCAAGTCTATGAAAAAAGGTATGGCTGGTTTCAAAGAAAGATATGGCAATCGTGCTAAGAATGTAATGTATGCTACTGCTACAAAACAAGCAATGAAAGAAGAGGTTCAAGAAGCCGCAGGCGGAGTGACCGTTAAAAAAGAATATGATGATAAAGATGAGTCGGAACATGGTGTTTATCATGGAAAGAAAAAAATTGGTTATGTAGTACATGACAAAAAAACTGATACTCATACCGCCTATCATGGACACAAATATGGTAAAGATGATTATGAAAATTCTGACGATTTCCAGAGTCATGAAAAGGCAGTTAATCAAATCAAATCATCCGCTGCGTTGAAAGAAGAAGTTAACCATCTAAATGAAGAAATGCATTTTAGAAAAACACATAAAATGTCACATGTTCATTCTCCAGATACTATTTCTGTTACTCATGCTCACCACAAAAATCATGGTCATATTGGTCATATCGAAGAATACCATGAGTGTGATGCTGGTGGAAAACATACAGGAAATAAAAAGTATGCCATAGAACATTATCCTTCTGGCAAACAAATGCATGGTTGCGATACAAGTGAAGAGGCAGCAAAACACTTGAAGAAATTCCATGAAGATCATTGTGAAAAAATGGAATCTATGGGTATAAAGATGGAAGAAATTGGTGGAATTTCTACTATTTCTGAAAAAACTCCAGTAAAAAAAAGTATAAGAGTTGATACATTAAAAGGTATTGAACATACAAATAGTCCTGAAGTTGAAAAAGATATTGCACATTTTAGTGGTAAAAAAGCAACTTTGAAAGCTGAAGCTAAAACTCCAGGTGACAATTCTGTTCCATTTGTTACAGATGAAAAATCACCAATGAGTATTGCAAAGAAATTAGCTCAGAAGTCGTTTAAAAAAATTAAAAACGAAACAATGATGGGCAAATTAGGAACATCAGAATAAAAAATGAAAAATAAATCTGATTTGGTCAAAGAAATCATTAAGAAGTCTGATCTCAAACGTGGGTTTGGGTCAGACCCAAATGATCCTTGGTCGGCAAAAGCTAACATTGAAGAAAACATAACTTCAAGACGTTCTGATATCTTAAAACAGTTTTATAAAGCTATGGGTTACAATCCAAATTATGTTAGCAAAAACCAAAAGGTTGCTCAATCTAAAACTGGTAAATTCATCAAATGGAAAAGAGACCATGGAATTTTTGAAGAAGATGATATTCAAGAATCAAATGAAATATGTGAGCAATGTTTAAGTGATCCATGTATCTGTGATGATAGTCATGGATTTGTGGATGAAGGTGTTGGCGACCCACAAGCAGCAACACAATCACCTGCGGACGGAGCAAATGGAGGTGAAGAATTGGCACCACCAAAAAGAACTGTTGGTAAAATTGTTAAAAGTGTTGTAAAGAAAAAGATGCAAGAAAATTTGTATGATTGGGAAAAAGATGACAAATCTACACAACCATATGGAAAGAAACCATCAATAACAAAAATTGATGGAGAGAAAAACATTGGTGATGACAAACCAAATGCTAGATTAATACTTAAAGGTGGTAAAACATTGACCGGTCAAGGTCGTGATACTGTCGAAATTGATCCAATGATGAAAAATCGTGGCAAGGTGCCAGATTATAAAAATATGAGTAATGTCAATCAGAAATAATAAGAACAATAAATAGATAGAATACCTTTCTACCCAAGGAGAAAAAAATGGCATACGAATCATGGAATAATACTGATAGCGCAGGTCTTGGATTTGGACATCCAGAATGGCCTGCGACTCGTCAAACAAGAACAGTGGCACAACTAACTACAGCTAATTCAACTGCAGCAGGTGCAACAACAATTAAATTTACATACACCGCAAATGTTGCAAACATTGGTGTTGCTGTTGGTCAATATGTAAACTATTTACCTTCACCAACATCTGATCCATCAGCAAACCTTTCATCAAATGGTTCTGTTGGTATGTTCTACTCTAACAATAAAGTCAGTTCCATTTCAGGCAATTTGGTAACTTTCACTGCAGCAACAACAGGTATTATTCCAACATCATCAACTATCACATTTGATACTGCTATTTCTTATCCAGCAGGAAAAACAGTTGAAACAACTTACAATTCAGATGTGGTTCTTGTAACAGCAACAAGACTAACTGCTGCAAATAATAAAATTGGTGGAAATCCAAGCATGGGTTGGGTTCACGTTAGAAAAAAGGTTAACGGGTTAACTGGTGAAGTTCGTTACATCAGAGAAACATTAATTGCTTTAGCTAATCCAACATCTTCAAACACTGCCGGTGGTAATACCTCATGGGGTAGAGCGTTCGCTAATACCTAATAGTTTATTTTTATAATGGGGTTTGATGATTTAAATGAAGATAACTTTGTGATGTATGCAGTTAAATGTTATACATCACCTAGTTGTTTAATGTCGGAGTTCGAAGGTGATCTTAAAAGAACGAAATATTTAAAAAGATTGTTTCGTAGATATAAGATCACCAAGAACGTTAAAGAGAGATTGATACTTAATCATATCATAATGCTCAATAACGTGTTTGGACCAGAAGCTACGTCAAGAATTTTGTTTTTTAGAATCGATGAAAAAGATTACGATTCACTAAAAACATTTTTACTTTATTTAAATATATTACCTGAAGTTGTTAAGGGCATTAAGGGCAAAAACATAATAACAGATGTTATTCCAGTAGATATGAAGATTGCTGAAATACTAAGAAAAATATGAAAACTTTTAAACAATTCACAGAGGCATGTTGGCCAGGTTACAGAAGAGTACCTGGTAAAAAAGCATACTCTAAAGGATCATGTGTAAAAGAAGATCATATAGAAGAATTGGAAAATGGTCTCAAACATTTAGATGACCATGACTATGAATCAATCAATAAGTTAATGATGAAGATTTCTAAAAATCATGGCATGACAGGTAAAGAGTTGCATGATGATTTTAAATCCAAACATGGAAAAACTCCAGACGATTGGATTAATGAAGATTTAAGAAAATGGTTTAAACAAGACTGGGTTCGCATGGACACAAAAGGTAACGTTAAAGGTCAATGCGCTAGAGAACCAGGTGAAGGTAAACCAAAATGTCTACCTAGAGCAAAAGCAAATGCAATAGGTCAAGAAGGCAGAGCAAAAGCTGCACAAAGAAAACGCCGTGAAGATCCAAATCCAGAACGCCATGGTTCACCAATAAATGTCAAGACAGAAAGTGCAGC